GCTTTGATTTCTTTACCAGCGTCATCCATAATAACGATAGTACTCTTAGGAGATACTACGTTTTTTACTGTAGCTGTTACAGTAATTGTAATAGTATTTACACCTGCACCATTTCCGATAGCAACACCGTCATACGCAATGTGTAATCTATTTTGTTCAGACCAAATTACTTGGTCAGACGTCATAGGCATTTCAGCACCTACCATTCTCAAGAAACCTGATAACGTTCTGTTTCCATAACGCTCAACTTCTTGTTCGTAGATTTCTGGTAAATATTGCTGCGCAAAGTCAACAAAATCATTACCTGCCTTATCAGTCCACTGTAAGTAGTTACTATTAAGTAACTCTTGTTTTTGTGATGGGATAATAGACCCAAATTGTGGAGTTAAACTCATTTTAATTAGTTTTAATTGTTAAATTTCCTTGTTTTTATTCTAAGTTTTGAAGCATCAGAGCCACTTATTGCGCGAACTTTGAGTCCTTTAACAAAAACATCTCCTGAGCTTTCTTTTCTAGGTTCAGTACTTAAGTTTTTAGTTTTAGCAACTAATTCTTTAGTAGCATCCGCTTTTCCTTGCTCATAAAAATGTTTTGCAATAGTATCAGAATTCCTTGCAGCATACATGGCTTTGTGGTATCCTTGTGGATCAACTAACATTCCATCTTTGTCTAAGAACGTCTCGACAAAGTTTGTAATATCTGTTTGATTTTCCACTATTTCGTTAGGATTTCTTACTCCGTACCTAAATTTTTTATCACCTACTTTAAAATCAAAACCTTTGAATTCATCAGTAAAAGTATCTTTAGTTACTTTTTGAAAAACCTCTCTTTGTTTAGATAGTGTTTTCTGATCTTCGTTGTATCGGTTGAAAAAATCTATAGCTTTTTGTTGATCAGCATTTACATTTGATCTCAACTTGATCTCATCATAGTACTTGCTTTTTAAACCGTTTAAATAGCTTTTAGCTTTTCCAACTTCTTCTTTGAACGCTAATTTTTTCTTTTTAACTTCGCGTTCTTCATCTACATCTTCATCTACTTTAAAATTATCTTCCATTAAGAAGTTAACTTCATCGTAGCTTAAATGTGGACGAGTATTTTTATAATATTCTCTTAACAATGCTTCATTATCAATATTTTCATAATCAGCATTTAATCTTACATAATCTTCTACCGTTCCTCCAGTTTCTTCCATAAATGAAACTAGTTTCTCTACATTTTCAGGTAACTGTTTTACCGGAGCTTCTACTTTTTTTATCGGCTCAGGTTTTTCTTTTGTTTCTTTTTCTTTTTCTTCTTCAGTTACTGGTATTTCTTCAATAACATTCTCAGCGGTCCCTTCGTGTGTTTGTCCCACTTCTTGCAATCCCACCTCGGATCCTTCTTCGCGTAACACGCTGCTCTCTGTTTCTTGCTTTTGAACGGCATCTTTTTCTTCTGTTTTAGTTAAATCAACTTTAATTGGTTCTGCGGCTTTTTTTTGAGCTGCTAAATCAATTTTAACTGTTTCTTCTGGAACTGTTAATTTTTTAGGTACTCTTTTCTTTTTAATTTTAAAGTCACCTTCTTGTTTAACAGGTTCATTTGTTTTAGTTTCTGACATAATATAATATAATTAAATAATTAATAAATAGTTTTATCTAGGTTCAAATTGTTCTAAATCAAAACCACCTAAAGAATCAAAACCAGCAGATTCAAAATCAGTAGGCAAAGCGTTATTCTGTCTTTGCTGTATTAATTGAGATTCTTGCGTACCTTGCATTTTAATTCTTTTATCTTTTCTGTTTTCTATTTCTTGTTCTTTTCTTCCTTCTGCATCTGCTTTAATTTGAGCTAATTGCATATTGTAATTAAACTCTTCAGCCATTAATTCTTTTTTAATACTAGCCTCAGTTTGCATACGTTGTATTTCAAATTGAGATTTAGCTTGTTCTATTTGAACTTCTGTTTCAGCTAATGCTTGTCTTTTTTGCATTTCAGCTAAAGTAGCTTGCTCAGCAGCTTGAGCATTAGCAGCGGCTTGAGCTTGTATATTAGCTTGTTGAGCTGCTTGATCTTTTTCTAATTTCTTTTTACGTTTTTGCTTTAATAATTGATTAGCTAGTTTTAAATTTTTAACTTGTCTAATATCTATAGCATCGTCTAAATCTATACCACCAGAAGCTAAAGCAACCTGTATGTTTTGTTCAAGCTGCGCTTTTTGCTCTTCATCTGGTTCTAATTCTAAAAATATACCAAAGTCTTGTAAACTTTTTTCTTGTAATTCTTCTAATGTACCTGTATTATAAGCAGATATAGAATCTATTAAAGCAGCTCTAGTTAAAGGATATTGAAGAACATCTGCTATTCTTAATGAAATGTTTTCACATACTCTTAAAGTTAAATATAAACTAGCCTTCATTAAATGTCTTAAAGCTGTGTTAGAATTAGCTGCAGCAATTTTTTGTAAACCTACTAACGCTTTTACATCAGGAGTACTTGCATCCGTAGCTTCATTTAATCCGGTTACGTCTCTTATCATCTGTAAATAATATTGATAAGTTTGTATTAAGCTAGCTATTTTTTGGCCACCTGAAGATGTTTGTAATTCTTGAATAGGTACTTTACCTCTATTTATATCACCTTCTTGAGTCATTGATCTACCAACAATACTACCAGTTTGAAAATACATGTTTAAAGCTTCTGCAGGATTATAGTTAGTACCATTACCTAAATCAACTTCAGCTAAACCATCAACATCTACAAATACACCGTCTGGAACCATACGAGATAACACTTGTTGTAATTTTAAATGTGTTAATTGAATCATATCAGCAAAACCTGTAATACGACTTACCGTAGATTCAATCATACCTTTATATAATTTAGGAGCACATATACAATAATTCATATTAACTTTACTAACATTAGCGTTAGGTCTAGTCATGTTTTCTGATAGTTTCCACTCCAACATCATATCATGACCTAATATTTTAGCACCTGTATATAAAACTTCTATAGCTCTACCAACTCTTTCAAAATTATCATTAGATGGAGGATTAAAAGTATCTGGCTTTTCTAATGCTTTTTCTAAACCTTGCTCAGTTTGTTTTATTTTAAAAACTTGATTACTATACGTTTTATATTCAAAATATAGTACCTGAACTTGATTATAAGAATCTTGTTGAGCATAAAAGTTTCTAGTGTAATTAGCATCACCAGGATATTTTTCTATTTTTTCTAATTCTTGATCAGTTAACCATGGAAATTGTTTTTTTACTTCTACCAAACTCATTGATTTAACTTCGCCTACATAGTATATATCTTCAAAATTTGGATCTTCTGTGTAAGAATATACTAGATTAGCAGGATCAACATAATCAATATCAATTCCATTTGCTAAATTAAAATTAGTTTTTGTTGCAGCTATACCTATTACTGTTAAATCTTCTATTAATCTTCTTTTAACTAATTCATATTTGTTGGCTTGTAAAACGTTGTCAATAGCCTCTTCTTCTGCAATTTCTATAGACTGCTTGTAACTTAATTGCATATGTAAGTCTAAATCCTCTTGAGTTTCAGGAATATTATTAGGATCAGCGCTATTAAAGAAATTTAAACCTGTAGCTTCTTTAGTAGCTTGTATCATTTCTTTAGCATACATATCACGCATTATAGCGTCTGCATATTTTGTTCTTTGCTTTAATGACTCAGGGTCTTGAGCAAATGCTTTTATATCAAAAATTCTTTGAGACATACCATTGACTATTATATCTACAAATTTAGGTATAATAGGAACTGGTTTCCAGTCTAAATTAAGATATGATAAATCACCGTTTACAGCAAGTTCATCTTTATATTTTTGAACAGGTTGTTCACCTCTAGCATATAGTCTTAGTCTATGAAAATTTAACCAGCTGTTTTGGTATCTGTTACCCATACCTCCTCTATCTCCAGAAAACCACTCTCCTTCAATAGCTCTACCTACAGCGTAACCATATTCCATCGTTTGCTTTTCCGCGTCCGGTACCACCTGACTAGGAAATGAACCTGCATAATTATATGTTATCATCTATTTTATTATTTTTGAAATATTTCCTTTATTACTATATTTTTTAAAACCTAATGGTTTTGGTGTTAAAGTTCTAGTAAATATGGGTTTATACATATTTTTATTACAACCCATTATTGCTAAACCACTACTAATAGAAGCATCGTGTTTTGTTCGATTATTTATATCAAACTTAGCCCAGTCTTCTAATGTTTTTTGAAAATACATATCACCATATTTTAAACCTAAATTACCAATGTAGGTTTCTATATATGATTCTATAGCAGCGGCATGCGCTTGTTTAATATCTTCACTTGAATTAGGTATTCCACCTATTTCTCTTTCTGTTACTGAAAGTTTCATAAAAAGTTTATCAGGTCTGTTCATGCTAAAACCTCTATAACCTCTTCTTTTAAAATGATACAGCAATCTTGGCTTATTGTTTTCTGCTAATATTGGCATACCATAAAAAATACAAGCCATCAAAACATCTTCAAAAAATATTTCAGCTGTTTGTGGTCTTGATATATATTCTAAAAAAAACATATTTGGAGGTACGTTTTCCATAGAAAATTTAGTAAGTCCGTGTAACGAACCGTTTGATCCTCTAGAATCTACTGTTCCAGATATGTCATAAGGGTCACATCCAAAACATCCTGTGTGTTCGTTTCCTGGATATTTAACACCATTTTTAATTATAACATTGTTTTGCAAATGTTTAGGTGGAACCCATGAAACATTAAATCTACCGTTTTCATTTGGCATAAAAATAACTCTAGTATCCTTAACACCATTCTCCCACATAAAAGATCCTTTAGTTACTATTTTGTAGCTATTTGTATCTTCGTTAAAATCTATTTGTTCGTATATCTTTACTAGATTAAATAAAGAAGCTTTAGATTCATCTCTAAAAGCATGTTGAGTTGTTCTTGGAAACTGTCTGTAAAACTCATTTAAAGCGTTTTGATCTTGCTTTAATCCTTCAACTTCATTTTCCCAATATTTAATAACTCCAATATCAATTTTATCTCCTCTAGGTCCAATGATTGGTTTTCCAGGTGTGTCGAACACAGGTAATCCATAAGAATCAATGTATCCTTCGTAATTCCATTCCATAGGAATGAACAAACTATAGAGTCCCGAACGTGTTTGTCCATTTGCGTTTCTTTGTGTAACATCTGAATCATCATATAATTTTTTAAAATTATCACCACCTTTGTCTAATGAGTTGCTTGTTGAACCCATCATACATTTTCCAATAATTCTACTACCTAATCTTAGTGTGGTTTTTGTAACCCTCCAGTTGTTGAGGATGTTGTTTGGCTTTTCCCACTTCCCTGATTCATCATGTACAAGGAGTTTGAGTTTCTCCCCATCGTAGGAGTTATCACCTGTATTCTTCCAGTCGATGGTGGTATCAAGTCCTTGTAACTCCTCCACGGTTTCATTGGTCTCGAGTTTACGTCTGGTAAACTTGGAGGCGGGGACACGATAGGCAAGTTCGGTTTTTGGACGATCCATTCCGTCCTGTATTGGTTTGAAAAAGAAGGGATAATTAACCGAAATTGGAACCACTTTGTCTGTGAACATTTTCTTTGCATCAGGACCGGACTTTGATAATATACCATACCTGGAGTCACTTGATATGGTTGCCAGGTTGACCACCTCTCCAGAGGCCATGAAAGAAAACCCGGAACGCCTGTTCTTAAGGTAGCACATCCCGTAGCATCGTTGATCTGCTTTACAAGCTTCCCAGAAAATAAAGAATAATCTATTTGCTTCTCGAAAGTCTGGTGCCCCGACGTCAATTTTAGACCACTGCAGGTACATATAATGAGTGCCAGTAATATAAGTAGCTTTATCTTTATTATAAAACCAAAAACCTTCTTCTCTACGAGTAAATTCTTGATCAATATAATCATACCATTTTTCTTTAAAATCTTCTGGATATTGTTTCCAATCAAAAACAGTTTTAATTTTTGATAAAGATTTAGGATACTCTGTTTTATCCCATTTATTATTTTCAAAACTGTGTATGTTTTTTTGTTTAGGTAAAGCTATTTTAAGGTTTTGTATTTCATATATCTCACCTATTTGACCGCTTTTACTTATTATAACAATATCGTGCTCTTTATTATAACCATATTCCCATTTTTTCTTTTTATTGTTTTTACTAACAATATGTGGCTTAATATGATCTTTTAATATTTTATATAAAGTTTGAGAATACATTACTTAGATCTTCCTTCTGCAAAACCCTTGAAGGTTTTTTCTTTTTTAACTTCTTCTTTTGGCTTATCTTCTAGCATATTTTTTTCTTCTTCAATACGGTTAAGTATTTCAAAAGCATCAAATATAGCTAATTTTTTTGTAGCTGCTGCATTTTTAAGTCTGTCTGCAGATATATCATCGTCACTATCAACAATAGGTTCTTTTGCAACTTTTATTAGTTCATCTACTGCTACTTGCCCAGCTTGGATTATATTCTTCTTCGTTTCCTTTATTTTCATATTTAATTACAATATCATTTGATTTCATACAATAAAGACGTTCTTCGTCTATAACAAACTCCCATTCACCGTATGGAGTATAACCTATTAAGTCTCCTGGATATATTTCCTTGCTTTCTAAGAAACTATTACCATATTTTAGTATACCGATTAAGTCTTGTTCTTTTTTGCTGCTTAGAGTTGATTTGTTTTTTATAGGTTTTACAAAACATCTATCATTAAAAGTATTCCAAACATCGTTTTGTTTATATAAATAAACTTGATCTGGTTGGCAAAAATATAAATTATCTTTGAACCAAGATCTACTTTTCTTTTGTTTACCTTTAGTATCATAAAAAACTCTAAAAACGTTTTGATGAACTATAACAATATCACCTACATTTATTCCGGTATAATAGGCTAAAGGACATGCTTTAACAATAGCGTGTCTATTAACAAATTTAAAGCTTTCTATTTTAGAATTTACTATTAACTTTTTATCCTCTACCTGAACTTCATTGTTATATGTTTCACCTAGGGGTTCTACGATAAAATCATATAAGCTTTTCATTAGTACTCTAAATCATATTCTATTGAGATAGCCATGTTAGAGTTAAACTTCTTCCATGGCAAAACCTCATTAGATTTTTTTATATGTATGTTGTAAGAATTATCTTTTTCATTAAACAATATATGTGATATTTCATGACCACCATATACTTGTTGTCCAACTGCATAATGCATTGCGTCATTCTTATAATCAGTACCTATACTGATTTTTCTTATATTATTTTCCATTTTCAACCTCATCAATTGATTTTATAGAACCATCTTTTAAATCAATAGATACATCTCCGTATTTTTCTTGCAATTCATTTTTAGCTTTATCTACAAGTACATTGTTTGATAAAAATTCTTTTACTAATAAATCTTTTTGAACCTCTAAACTTCCTATTTGTACAGCTATTTCATTAGCTTTATTATTTAAGTTTTTAACGTTCTCTAATTCTTCTTTTGTAATTTTTTTAGCTTTTGCCATAATTTAATAAAATTTAATTGTTTTTAATTGTGTTTACTGTAGTAAAACTAAACTTCCTGCAGTTGTAGTAGTACTATTTAATGATTTAAAAGCGACTGGTAAAACACCTGAATTTGCAGCCACTGCTATTGTAGTTTCAGAATCATCTGAAGCTAATGTACCAACTATATTACCAGCTGAACCACCTACATAAACTGCAACACATTCATTGTTCCAGTATTTAGTAGATACAGGAAAATCAAGGTTACCAGCTACTAAAGTAACTGTAACTGTTCCTGAAATTGGATTTTGACCATCACTTCCTAGTGGAGCTAAAGCAGCTGCATTAAATATAAAAGTTTCTGTAGCTAAAGCTTTATTGTATGCTTTAGGACCTACGTATGTAGCTTTTACACTATTAACAGAAGCATTAGGAACACTACTATCAGTTGTTAATTCAAAAGTATAATCAGTTGATTTTGCATATGCTGTTCCACCTGAAGGAACACATACAGCTGTTTGTGAAGCTGCTAAATTAGCACTATTATTCGCGCTAATATTTAAAGCAGTATCTTGTTTTACTGTACTTGCAACAAACGGTATTGCTCTAACCGCGAAATCATTTAAACTTGCTATGTAACTTCCCATTATTTTTTTTATTTTTTGTTAAATATATTACTTGCCTTTTCTGTCGTGCGTCCGCCGAAATAGGCTAAGACTACGGCCATCATGACCTTCTCAAAAGTATCATTCCATAATTCATTAATATGAAAAGGTATAGTTTCAACACTGTCTAAAATGCCAGCTAATGAAAATATACATATACACCATATTAATACTAATGGACGTACGTTTTTAGACATCCATGAATCACTCATAGAGTCTGCTTGCCATCTTGATGTGATAGCTTCAATTTCTTTTGTTTGTTGTTCGTATATTATTTGTTGTAATTTTACTTTATCATCAGCAGGAGCGTCTGATTTAGTAATAGCTTCAATAGCTTCTTTTGGGGATGTTACGCCTTGTAACACGTTTCCTAATGTAGGATTTATTACAGAAGCAGCACCAAACAATAATTGTCCAACAGTTGTATCTTTAAATTTCTTTTTACTCATTTTTTATAATCACTTGATTAACAATGTTTTTACTTTTTCTTTTTACGCGCGTTTATTACTACAGGTTCTTGCCATGTGCTTTCATCACCAGCATGATGAATATCATAAAACTCTTTCATAAAATCAACATCTTTATCTTTAATATAGTCTCGATATTTATCTGGTGTAAAATAAAAACGATCATATACTTTAAAACCACCTTTACCTCCTAAATCACGAGATGCTCTATTTAATAACTGTGCTTGCATGTAATCTCTTTTTGCTGAATCCATGTTTTTAGAATAGTATTCATTAGATAAACTTTGACCAATTTCATCAGCCCATTTTCTACTCCAACCACCTTTTCCATGAGCTTGAAAATCCCAAGGATCCCATACACTAGCGTATGGCAATTTACCATCTGCTCCTAATCCAATTCTAGCACCACCTAAATCTATTCCAAAATAACCTCTACCAACTGCTTCATTTTCATCACCTGTTCCATAAAAAGTTTTTCCTTTATATAAATCTCTAAAGTTTTCTTCAGTACTTTTATCAGGGTTATAACCTTTATCTGATATTACATCACCTCTTTCATCATAATATGCTTTAGTATTTTCCATAATATTTTCAACTACTGATGGAAAATTTTCTCTATAACTTCTAAGTTGGTTTTTATATACTCCTTCACTTAATTCTTCTCCACCCGGTTCATTACTAGTTCCTTCAAACAAACTAGTTGTATCTATTCTATCTAAATTTTGATCAAAACCTTTTTTCATACTAAACGTGTCTAACCACCCATAGTCATCAGACTTAGGATTGTATCTAGTTTGAGGTATTAATCCGCCACCGTCTCCACCTAAATATTTTCGAGCTAAATTTATATCTTCATCTCTCCAAGCAACTTTATCACCTCCAGTATAATCCGCTGGTCTTATGTCTGCCATTGATTTATCATATTCTTCTTTGGTAATATCACCCGCGTTAAATTGCTCTGTATAATAATCTTTCATCTCTCGATAATGATCTTCTTTCAACTTAATATCTTCTTGATTAAAATCACCACCTTGACCACCTGTATAACCCATTACTTTTTCAGTCAAATTCCTATAAATGTTAGGTGCAATATAACTACCAATTTTTCCTATCATAGGATTATCATATAAAAATTTAACACCTTTATCCATTAAACTAGGATTTTCTAGTTCTAAGTTAGGATTAATATCAAAACTTCCATAATACTCTTCTGCATTTCTAGGATCATCTAACCTACCAACTAACCCTGGATCTACTGTACGGCCTGCAGCAATAGCATCTTTATAATCTTGACTCATACCAGTTCTTTCATCTCCACTATTAGTTTGTCTTACTGGCGAAATAACTCTACCATCTCTACCTAGCGTTCGTTGATTACTAAGAGTAGGTTGAGGTTTGAAAGGGTTTTTTATTTTAAAAGCCATTATGAATACATTGATTGATTATCTTGTTCTATATCACCTAACATTTCTTTAGCTGATAGTTTATTCCATTGAGTTGTTCCAGGTGATTTTTGCTCTTGAAATGCTACATTATTTAAAGCATCAAGTAGTCTTTGTCTTTCTTCTGGTGTATCATATAAACGTAAAATTTTACTGTTACCACTTAAAACTCCAGATTCACTTAATCTTTTTTCTAATGCTTCAAGATTTTCTATTTGTTCATTAGGTTTTAAATTTATTCTATCTCTTAATTGATAAAAATTACCATAAAGCTCACTTGGTTGATTTAAATAATTAGCAATACGTCCTTGAGCATCTGAACCTGTTCTAGCTTCAGTAGGACTTCCTAAATACTCTCTAATTATTTTATCTTGTAAATGTCCTGTAACCACGTGACTTAATTCTTCACCTTTTATCGCGTCATCAGTGTTTGGTAAAAACCTGATTTGAGTTCCAGGACCTTCAC